CGCCTGGTGATGGCGGCAGCCACACATTGAAGGCTCCCGCGCGCGTGGTGTTCCAGCGCAACCAGCCTGTTTCCAGTTCGCCGCTGCGAACGCGCACGCGCCAGGACTTCTCATCAACTTCAGAGATGATCCCGGTGCGGATGATGTTGCTCAGCAGTCGCATGAGTTCTGCGCTCACCGTACAGCCTCCGCAATCCGGCCCAGCACCGTGTTATAAATCAGGCGCTCATCTGCCTGGCTGATACCCAACAGCTCACGTACCGGGTAATCGGTGAAAATGCCCGGCGCAACCTGATCGCGCTCACCGAACTGATGAACGCGTGCAATACGTGCGGCCACGCCGCTGTAACCCACCGTCACACCGGAGGCATCTGCACGGGCTTTCAGGTAGCGGGCGGTGCGCAGTTTTACGAACATGGGGACGCGCTTTGTGCTGTCCTGGTTGATGCGCCGGGTGCGTATTTCCAGAAAACGGTCGATGTCATCCCGGTAAAACGTGCGGATATTGTTTTTATCCTCATCCCACCCGGTAATGGTTCGCCCGTATTTCCCCGTGTCGTGATGCCAGTTTTTCAGCGTGCGTGCTTCGTTATTCCAGATAAAGCGAATGCGCTCCTGTATCCGGGTTACGCGGCGTCTGCGTGGTGTCCATTCGGTCCCGTCCGGCGCTTTTTGTGATCGGATACGTGCCTGCTGGGCGCGACGTAAATCCTGTGCCAGCTTTCTGGCGATGTTATTGATGGCCTGCTGATTCAGGCTGTCGCGGATAGCCTCAAAGGTTTCATCCACGCTGGTGAATGCCTTATCCATCGCTTTCACCCCACGTCACATCCTGGAATACATGCGACCAGTCGCCTTCGGAAGAGGGCAGACGGGGTTTTGGCTCCGGCAGGTGTTCTGCCTGCGGTGTGCCCTGACTGTTGCGCGTGATGCGAACGCGTTCCCGCAGGGGGAGCGTAAACAGGAGATCGGCGCTGTCATCGTCATTGATAACGGCAGAAAATTTGATGTCCTGATTACGCTCCGGATTGAGCAACAACTGTGGCTGATTTTCGGATAACCACGCCAGCAGCGGCAGCGTGAGGTCGTCCAGCTCTCCGGCGTAATCCATGACAAACATCACCATCTGATAGCGGTAAACAAACGAGGGCGCTTCTCCGGTCGTTTCAATGTTGCCGCTCTCCACGAAAATGGTGAATTTCTCGGGATTAGCCTGGCACCACCGACACCCATGAAGCATGGACTCTCGCAGACTGTTTGTCTTAAGCATCTGTTTTGCTCTCCTGCTCTTCCTTATGCTGCGGGATTATTGATTTCCAGCACCAGGCTGCCGATATCGACGCCGTACGCGGCATTTTTAGTGATATCAGTTAACGTCAGCGCATTCAGCCCCAGTGTCAGACTGTCTTTTATGACCTGGAATGCCGGGCCAGCCACTCCATTCAGTTTCGGAGTAACCGTGGCACTGCCGGCGGTGAACACCAGCTCCAGCGTCTGCCAGTCGTTACTGTAATTCCCGAACTCGCCCAACTTTGTGTTTCCGGCTTTCTTGTGATGCATCAGATTCAGTTTGCCGTCTGTGGTCTGGGTGAAGAACGACATCAGGAACGGGTTACCAGTCCCGGTCATCGCCACGACGTCAGGTAACGCTACATCGGTATACAGATAAATTCCCAGACCGAACTGGTTGTTGGTCAGTGCGCCTGACAGTCGAAACTTACAGCTCAGTCTGCCACCCCGTGTCAGCAGGGAGACTGCGTCATCCACCGGATGCATCAGGGACCAGGTTTTATTGCTCTGCTTGGTAACCTTAAACACACCATCTTCCAGCGCAACACTGCCGCCGGTGATGGTCCAGCCCTGCGCAGCAGCCTCTCCGGCTGTCGGCAGCAGGGAGACTGTACGAACGGATGTGTCACCATCAGACGGCCCCGATGGAGTGTCGCCGCCGGGCGAGGGTTTAATCTCCGGTGCGGTACCGCTGATGAAGGCGCTGGTTCGACCAACTGCGTTCAGAATAGCGGTTGCCAGGCGATCCGAAATAATGCCCCTGCGCGCCCATGAACTGAAATGTGTCGGACGATTTGACGATACCCAATTACCATTACTACGGGATTGCGCGCCGTAATAACCTGCATCAGCAATATCCGGGTCTTCTGCCGGTAAGTTGGTGGGCGTGTTGTTGCCGTTACCGTCGGTCATGAACGGCACAAAGAAAACGTTGTCGCTCTCCCTGTTTTTGTACGCGCCGTAGACGGAGTCATACTGTGTGCCGTATGTGTTTTTCCAGTAATACGTCGTGTCGCCACAAATCCACGGTACAACTGCAGCACTGCCGCCATGGCACTGCGCGTTAAATCCGGAAAGGTCAGTACGGAACTGCTTCAGCATGGCCGTGAACAGGTCCGGTTGCTGTGCGTAGGTGGCAGCGCTCATGTCAAATTCGCCCTGCATCCAGCACACCGCCAGCAACACATTTTTCGGGTTCTTCTGTAATGCAGCTTTAGTGCGCGCAATCAGGTCCTGATATAACGGTTTACCCACACCCCAGCGCGCCGAATCCTGGCTGGCCCCCGTGGTCGTACTGAATGTTCCCTCCGCGCCCTGAGTGAATGCCGAACCACCACGACAGCATGGTACCAGCAGGATCCCCGCGTTATTCGGGATATACGGGAGCAGTTTTTTGGCAATATGTAAGCCCTGGCCGACACAGCCGTACTGCCCTTTGCTCAGGTCTGCCTTCGGATGATTCAGTGCGCTCATATCCTGAACATCATGCAGGCAGTGGTCTGCCGGAATGATGTCGTTAAATGCGCATGCTTTACCACCGGGAGTCACTGTGTTGCGACGGGCCAGTTGCTTAATGCGTGGGTGGGGCGCATCGTAAGAATCCGGCAGCGGCATTCCATCACCATATGACATGGCATTGGATTGACCAGCAAGTACCACCACGTAATACCACTCCGGCACGCTGCCGTGCTGGGGGGAATCAGGTGAGATGTCTGTAGTGCCATCGTCCACCATTGCCTGCATTAGATACCACGGGGTGCCGGGTTCGTAGGCAACCCGCGTCTCCCCCTGAAGATGCCACCCTTTCGCAAGATGTTCATTCACCTTTTGAGTCAGTTCAGCCTGTGTCATGGCTGTAATCAGTGCAAAGTTCTTACTGGTCATTGTGTTACTCCCGTCTGGTGTGTCAGTTCGGCTATTCTCTTATCCAGTTCAGCAATGGCCCGTTTATCCGCGTTACAGGTTTCCAGTGCATCCAGAAGGCGGTCGCCCCATATTCCGAGGTTTCCCCATGTGGGTGGGTCAGGGAAGGGGGGAGGCGTTACCGGCATGGTCAGCGTCTGCGGTATAAGCCGGACTGACGGCGCTGGCCCTGGCGCGTTCTGCGTGCCTGCGCAACCTGTCAGTAAAACGAGCGTCAGGCAAAGCGTGGGCGCATTCATCTTTTGCAATATCGTTGCGTAGCTGTTCACGTCTTACCTCTCCGTCCTGATTGCGTTGCTGATTTTCCGCGCGGAGCTGAGCCAGCACCTGCTGCATATCCTGTACCCCGGCGCTGATGATATTCAGTGTGTCGACGGTACTTTTCAGGGTGCTGGCCTGCGCTTCGTTTCTGGCGTTCTCCCGGCCCAGCGACCACGACAGACGCATGGATGTAATCAGAAGGAAAGCGACGCCAAGCGTGGGCCAGAGCTTCATGCCGGATAGGCTCCGTGTGGTAACTGAAAATGCGGTCCGTCTTTCAGGGTCTTCCAGTCGCCGCCCCATTCCACCGGAATATTCAGTTCCTGGCTGGCCTGTCTGAATGCTGCTGCGATTTTTTCGTACAGCGGCCATTCCCATGACACCTGGCTGCCAACATAAGCCACAACATCCACGGCATGCCCTGTGAGATGGCGACTGTTCATGGTCTGGCTCTTGCCTGTGGTCACGAGCTGCTTCTGACGATAACGACTGCGCAATCCTTCGGTGATACCAAAATCCACTTCCGAGATTTCCAGCGCCCGTCGGGTCACTTTCACCAGATCAGGATTTACACCCTGCAAATTCTTTTCGCTTCGGCTGCTGAATTTAAATGTGTTGCTCATTCGTTCCTCTCCTTCACCCTGCGATCAAATATTGCAATAACCTTGTCGCGTGCTTTCTCTGCGCCCATAAAACCGATTGAGGCACCAAAAAACGTCACTGCATCCTCAGGGATCCCGAAGAAGCGCAGCGACCCGGCCACGGCCATGGCAAGAACGCCGCACGCCAGCGATCCCGTTACGGTCTGAACCAGTGTTCGTCCGTCATAAAGACTCATCAGCGCGGAAATGCTGACAGCCGCGCCTACTGCATACACCGTTGGCAGGTGGTCAAAGAGCCACGCAATAACCTGCTCTGTGATCCCTGTTTGAATGGTGCTCACTGCTACTCCCCCCACAACTGAATCATTTCTCGTTTCTTCTTCTCCGGCTCCGGCATCTCCACTTCCTGCCCGGCGTCCAGAAATACCTGCTGACAGAGTCCGGGGTTGGCATCCAGCACCTTTTCGGTGACGCCCTGTGTCGTGCCGTAGTACCGGAAACAGAGCGAATCCACGGTGTCGCCTTCCAGTGCCTTCACTTTCATCAGCACAGCTCCGCAAACATTCGCGGTCGTCCCAGAATGTCAGAGATGGCCCAGCTCACATCGCGCCACAAATCCGATGTCTGTATATCCAGTGCGTCCGCCCGGCGGTCGCCCTTGTCCGTTGTGTCCGCATCGCGGTAACGCTCCAGAATCAGGGCGCGTGTGGCGGTATAAACAGCATTGCGCCAGTGCCAGAGATTGACGCTTTCTCCGTTAATTACAGGGGCCGGAACATCGGCCAGCGTCTGATAGCCAGCCGCCTGTTGTTCC